GCGTGGGGTGTCAAATACAAAACAGTAGGTTTTACATGGGCGAAGCAAAATAAAAATGATATGGGTATGTTTACAGGTTTAGGTTATTGGACAAGATCAAACCCCGAAATGTGTTTACTTGCAACAAAAGGTAAACCTAGCAGACTATCAAAATCAGTAAGACAATTAATACATGCACCAAGACAAGAACATAGTAGAAAGCCAGACGAGATTTATACTAGGATAGAACAATTACTACCTGGTCCTTATGTTGAATTGTTTGCAAGAAGAGAACGAGAAGGTTGGGATAGTTGGGGTAATGAATTATGATGAAAAAATGGAAAAATAATTTAGAAGATTTTTTTAAGTGGGTCAAAGGTTCAGAGTTAGTTGAACTTGATGACATTGATGTAGCAGAAGACCCTGTAAGACCTGAATTAACTTTAGGCTTTAGAATTACAAATGGTAGAAAAATATTTGGGTTAAAGTTTGAAGATAAGATAGAAGCAATTATTTGTGTTGCCTTTTGCCCCGAAGTACCATTTACAGTAAGAGAAATGGATTACATGTCTAGAGTAAAAGATGGTAAGATTGCAGTTGCTTATACTGTTTGGTCAAGAAAAAGAGGTGCAGGTAAAGAGATTGTTAAAAAATTATTTGATTGGGCAAAGAGTAATAAGATAGAAAGATTAGTTACATTATCACCATTGAATCCAATGGCAACACACTTTCATATTAGTAACGGAGCCAAACAGGTTCACGTTAATTCAGAAACACAAAACTTTGAGTATAAATTATGATACATTTTAGAAGCATTAAATGGAAAAACTTTTTAAGTACAGGAAATAGTTTTACAGAAATACAATTAGACAGACAAAAATCTACATTGATTGTTGGAGAAAATGGTAGTGGTAAATCTACTATTCTTGATGCATTATGTTTTGCTTTGTTTGGTAAACCATTTAGAGTAATATCTAAATCACAATTAGTTAATACAGTTAATAATACGGATTGTGTTGTTGAGATTGAATTTAGAGTTGGTACTAAAGAATGGAAGATTGTTAGATCAATCAAACCTAATAAGTTTGAAATCTATTGTGATGATGTAATGATAAATCAAGAAGCAAATGCTAGAGACTATCAGAAGTTTTTAGAGCAACAAGTATTAAAATTAAACTTTCGTTCATTCACCCAAGTTGTTATTTTAGGTAATGCATCATTCGTACCTTTTATGCAATTGAAAGCAATACATCGAAGAGAAGTTGTTGAAGAAATATTAGATATTAAAATATTCTCAATCATGAATATGATACTTAAATCAAAACTAAAAGACTTAACAGATGAAGTAAAAGATTTAGATTATCAATTTAATATGGCAGTTGAAAAGATTGCGTTACAAGAAAACTTTATTAGTGATATTAAAAATGATAAAGATGAAATTATAAATGATAAAGAAAAAACATTAGAAGAGAATAAAGAAATACTATCTGAAAGAAATGATGAAAGTACTATTCTAAAAAATCAAATAGAAGAGTTAAAATCTAAAGTTACAGATGAATCATTGTATGATAATAGATTACGAAAGTTAAGAGACGTTAGATCAACACTAACAGAAAAACATAAAGCATTAACAAAAGAATTAGTATTCTTTGCTGATAATGAAAACTGTCCTACATGCCATCAAGATATAGATAGCGTACACAAAGAACACATGGTAACAGAAAGAAAAAATAAAGTTTCTGAAATATCTGATGGTGCAAGTAAATTAAAAGTAGAAATGGAAAAAGTTAAACAACAAGTTGATGATATTGATAAAGCATTACAAGTTATTAGAGGATCAGAAGCTCAACGTGCTGGATTGTTATCTTCTATTGTAGAACTAGAAAAGTATAATGCAAAACTAGAAATAGATATAGAAAAATTTAAATCAGGTAAAGTATCTGAAAAAGATGAAGAGAACCTTAGACTTGAAAAGGATAAGTGTAAAGGTGTTGAAGCATCACGTTCAAAACTTAAAGAAGAAATGGTTTATGTTAATACTGCTAGAGAGATACTAAACGATACAGGAATTAAAACTAAAATCATTAAACAATATTTGCCTATTATGAATCAACTAATTAATAAGTATCTTATGAGTATGGACTTCTATGTTAATTTTCAACTTGACGAAAACTTTACTGAAACAATTAAGTCAAGGTTTAGAGATACATTTAATTATGCTTCGTTTAGTGAAGGTGAGAAAATGCGTATTGACTTAGCATTATTATTTACATGGAGAGCAGTAGCAAAAATGAAAAACTCTACTAATACAAATCTATTAATACTAGATGAGATATTTGATTCAAGTTTAGATGATACAGGTACAGGAGAGTTTTTAAGAATACTGAATACACTAGAAGGTGAAAATACTTTTGTCATATCTCACAAAGGTGATCAACTAGCAGATAAGTTTAGAAACAGTATTAGATTTGCTAAAGAACAAAACTTCAGTAGGATAATGTAATGAATAAAAGATTATTAAAATTATATCTTATATTTTATTGGAATAGAATTAAATATATTTTTATTAAACCGAAGAGATCAAAAAGTGTTAGTTTCATTTATGAAAATGATCTAGATAAAAAAGATGATAGTTAAACAACTTGATATTGCAATTACTAATCTATGTAACGCTAGATGTCCACAATGCGATAGAACAGATAAAAATAATATTACAAAGACGTATGATTATATACCATTAACACAATGGTCGTTTGAAGATTTTAAAAATAAATTTCCAATAGAAACACTTAACGATGTAGAAGAATATAGTTTTTGTGGTACATGGGGTGACCCTATGATGTGTAAAGATATTCAAAAGATCGTACAATATATTATTGATAACTCAAAATCAAACGTATCAATCACAACAAATGGTAGTATTCGTAACGAAGAGTTTTATTGGAACATAGGTGTTCTTTGTGGTAAAAGACTTTCTATTGTATTTGATATTGACGGAATAAATGAAGACATGCATCAAAAATATAGAAGAGGTGCATCATTAAAAAGGTGTTTGGCAAATATGAGTACATTATCAGAAACACAATCAATTGTATTATCTCAAACAATATTATTCAAACATAATCAAGATTACATAGAAGAAATAAAAAAACTAGTAAAGGATAATGGTTCTTCTAATCATGTTTTTTATAGATCAGATAGATTTGAAAATGATGAAGGCATATTTACTTTTACAAATGAACAAGGTAAAATAGAACACTTAGAAAGAGCTGATGCCTAAAATAGATTGTAAATTTTTAAATCATAAAACAAAAACAATGGTTCAAACAGATGGGTCAGTTTGGCCTTGTTGTTATTTGGGTACTTATAATTGGCGTGAAGATAAAAAAGTTACAGATCAAAATTTGTTTAAAGAATATAGAAAGACTAAAGACAAACAAAATTTAAATAATCATTCGTTAAAAGAAATATTAAATAGTGAGTGGTTTACTAAAACATTACCAGAGTCTTGGAAAGATGAAAAGACTTGTGCCAGACAATGCAAATTTTGGTGTACTCAAGGACACGATCCAGCAGAATTAAGGATTAAAAAATGAAACAAACTAATTTAGGTATATCAGAAGGGTTTCATGATGCGTCTGTAACACACCTTTACGGACAAAATATAATATCAGCTTCACACGCAGAAAGATATAGTGGAATTAAAAATGATCGATGGGTACATAAAGATCAATTAGCAAAGACACCTTATTATGATAACATGGCATTTTATGAAAATTACTTTTGGAAAAATACTAGAAATTTTTGGAGTGGTCAACCTAGAGTAAAGTATAAAAGAAAATATTCACACATATTTAAACATCACGAAACTCATGCAGCTGCAGGTTATTATACTTCTAAGTTTAATACTTGTAATGTAATTGTTATTGACTCCATAGGTGAATGGGATACAGTTTCTATATGGGAGTGTAATGGTGACAAGATGAAAAAAATCAAGTCATGGAAGTATCCATATTCACTTGGTTTATTATATTCTGCAATTACACAAAGACTTGGTTATAAACCAAACGAAGAAGAATATATTGTAATGGGTATGGCTGCATACGGAGTACCTAAGTTAGATTTAGAACCTTTACTTTACAAAAACAATCACAAAGGTTGTGGTCAAATATTTCCTAATGAACATCCATATGATATTGCAGCTAGTATGCAAAATCTATATGAAACAAAACTATTACAATTATTAAAATATACTACATCTAAAAATCTTGTTATCATGGGTGGGTGTGCTTTAAACTGTGTAGCAAATAGTAAGATACCAGAAAGATTTAATATTTGGATTATGCCAAATCCTGGCGATGCAGGTTCTAGTCTTGGTGCAGCTGCTTTAATAGAAAAGAAGAAGTTAAAATGGAAACACCCATACTTAGGTCATAACATTTCTAATAAGATCAATCCAAAAGAAGTTGTTAAACATATATTGAAACATGGATATTGTGGTGTTGCAAACGGAAGAGCAGAGTTTGGCCCAAGAGCATTAGGAAACAGATCACTACTTGCTGATCCTAGATTAGATATTAAAGATACAGTTAATACTATTAAACGTAGAGAAAAGTTTAGACCATTTGCTCCAGCGATACTTGAAGAGTTTGCACCAGAATACTTTGAAGGTCGTATGAATAGATACATGCAATTTACAGCAAAGGCAATGCATGATTATAAATCAGTTACACACGTTGATGGTAGTGCCAGAGTACAATTAGTTGAAATTAGTTGTGTATCTGTTATCAGAGATATTCTAGAAGAGTTTTACGAACAAACAGGTTGTCCTATGTTATTGAATACAAGTTTAAATATAAAAGGAAAACCAATGGTTAATACATGGCATGATGCTATGGAGTTTGAAAAGTTATACAATGTCAAAGTATTTTAAGGTTATAATATGATAATAGTAGCAGGCGACAGCAATCACGATCCAAAATATTCTGGTTACAGAAAAAATAATATTACTGTTTGGACAGATAAGTTAAATGTTAAAGTAGATAATATTGCTGAGTCAGGTGTGGGGAATGATGTTATATGTGACAATACACTAAAAGCAATAAGAGAGCATGATTACAAAGTTGATCATGTATATGTGTTTTGGTCAGATTGGTATAGAGTTTACAAAGAACAAAATAGAAATCATGATGTTGAGGCTTACCGTAAATGGCAAACTGATATAGTGCATGGCAGACTTAATGCTGATCTAGAAACACTTATTAATCTAAATCTAAAAACATTCTACACGCTACAAACAGCATTAAAAGAGTCTAATATAGATTACACTTTTTATCAAGAATTAAACCCCCTACCAATGATAGAGTATGAACAAGAAATGTTTGCCACTAAATTTATTTTTAATCATCCTTTATTTGATTTCATCGATAAAGATAGATTTTGGGGTTGGCCTATACTAAGATTTATAGGTGGCAAGAATTTATATGATAGTGTAAAATTAGATGATCTAACAGATACAGATAGTCACTATGGTCAAAAGACTCATGACCATTACGCAGAATTTATTATACAAAAAGGTATGGACTTATGATAACAAAGAAAAAATATTCTAAGGTTAATAGTTGGACACATTTTGATCCATTAAAACAAGTTGTAATTGGAAACATTTACGATCCTAAGTTTTTTGATGATCTACCAGATACTAGTATAAGAGATAGTATTCAGAAAGTTATGTATGAAACTATTGAAGACTTAGATATTATAAAGAAAAAACTTATAGATTTAGGTGTAGAAGTTATTCAAACAGATTCTAAATGGACACAAAACGGAAACATTTTAAAAGAAAACTCTTTTATGGAATGGCAAGAGAATAATCCAAATGGTTCATTACCCAAACCAATGATTAATCCTAGAGACAATTATATAACAATGGGTGATGAGATATTTCTAACAGACGGATTTTCTCTACATTGTAAAGAAACAGGTGAACACCCATTAGATATGTTTGATTGTAATATTACTCTATGTAAAGATATGTTTAGTAATTATGTGTTAAATAAAATTCATGATGTACCAACAATGCTTGGACCATTCACGCCACAACTAGAAGGTCAATTTGAAGACGGGGTTCCTAATTCATGGGAGCCATCGTGGGATGTTCAAGAATATTTTGAAGCAAATATAAAAAAGCATCCTATTGAGTTTAGCAAATTTCTTTGGTCAACATGGCAAATGTCAGCTGCATCATTAACAAGACTTGGTGATAAGTTAATTGTTGATGAAGTTGACAAGTCAGGTTTCTTTGATTGGTATACTAAACAACGACCAGACACCAAGTACAAAAAAGCAACATGTGCTATTGGTGGCCATACTGATGGTAGTATGTGTTTAGTTAGACCTGGGTTGATTATAGGATCGCCGTGGATGAAAGAAGATTTCTTTAATAAAACTTTTCCTGGTTGGGATTGTATGATTATAAATGATCCAAATGATTTTGCATCTACAAAAGATTATGCGAAATTAGTAGAAGATCAATATAATAGAAAAATTAAAAAGAAAGAAAGAATTAATTGGTTTGTAAAAGAAAAAATGCATGACCATAAGTTTGTTAAGTTTGTAGATCAATGGTTATATGATTGGGTTGGTATGCAAGATGAAACATTATTTGAAGTTAATATGTTAAGTCTAGATGAAAAGAATATACTAACATTAAACTATCAAACAGAAGTACATGATAAATTAAAATCAGCAAACGTAAATCCAATATACGTTCCTTTTAGACATAAAAGATTTTGGGATAGTGGATTACATTGTTTAACATTAGATACATACAGAGAAGGTGAGTGTCGTGAAATTAATTGAGTTTTGTAAAACATATCATAATGCAGCTACACCAGAATTATGCGAAGAGTTAATTCAATGGTTTGAAAGCGCTGGTGCAAAAACAGTAAGAGCAAATAGAGACACTAGACAAGATATACAAAAGTGGGTTGATCCTATTACTGATCAGTTGTTATATGATAAAATAGAAACTATTAAAAGAGAAACATTAAATTCTTATCTAGCAGATTATCCTTTTGTTTATAGAGGAAACAGAAAACTAGTATCAGAAGAAACTAAAATACAAAGAACTGATCCTAAAGGTGGTGGATTTCATAACTTTCATGCTGAGGTATCTCATTATAAAAACATTAGAAGATGTTTGGCGTGGACGATTTATTTAAACGATATACCAGACGAAGAAGGTGAAACAGAATTTTTATATGAAAAGTTAAGAATACAACCACAAAAAGGTATGATGGCTATATTCCCAGCATCTTTTGCTTGGGCTCATAGAGGCAATCCTGTACATACAGAATCAAAATACATATCAACAGGTTGGTGGTTATATCCAAAAGAAGGTAAACAAGATTAAAACTAAATGACTTATATTGTAAACGACAATTGTATTAAATGTAAACTAATGGACTGTGTTGAAGTTTGTCCTGTCGATTGTTTTTATGAAGGTAAAAATATGCTTGTAATTAACCCCGATGAGTGTATCGATTGTGGCGTTTGTGAACCAGAGTGCCCTGTTGATGCTATTGTTAGTGATGCAGAATCTGGTATAGAAAAGTGGTTAGAAGTAAATGACAAGTACAGTCAGATATGGCCAAGAATAACAGAAAAAAAAGAACCACCTTTAGATTCAGAAAAATATAAAAATGAAGAAAATAAATATGAAAAATATTTTAAGGAAAATCTATGAGTAAAATTATAGTTGGTGGATGTTCATTTACAGATAAGGGTATGCCAAAGCATGCCAAGCCAAATGCTATGGATTTTAAAATGTGGCCTGAAGTATTAGGTGAGGTTACTGAGCGTGAAGTTATCAATGTGGGTGTATGTGGTTCTGGTAATAGATCGATATTACATAATGTTGTTAAAGAAGTATTAAAACATAATCCTAAAGATATTGATGCTGTCATTGTTGCTTGGTCAGAATGGACTAGACAAGATATACTATCTGATAATAAAGATTATACAGACTATCCGTTTCGTACAATTCTTCCTAGAGTGTCAGATGTAAAAGATAGTTTTACTAAAGACAGTATTGTTGATTCTGAAACAAAAGTAGATTCGTACTATGATATGTTAGAAACAAAGTTTCCTAAAGATATTGATATTATGAATGACAACTTACAAATAATGTATATGTTTCAATGTTTCTGTAATGAGAATCATTTAAATTTCTTACAAATGCAGATGTTACCGACATATAATAAATTTAGAAAAGAGTCTAATACAACTGCAAATTATGATACAGAAGAAACTTTAGACCCCGATAAATATCCAACTGATCTTGAAATGGAAAAACGACAGATAAGAGAACGTGATTTTATCAAAAATCCTATTTCATTGTTAATAGAAGATAGTAAATTTATTGGATATCCTATATTCGAAAGATTAGGTGGATATAATATGTTAGAATTACTAAGGAAAACATACGGAGAATCATACAGAATCAGTGGCATCGATGCCCATCCAAATGAGGAATCCCATAGATTTCTCGCTGATCGTGTACTAGAAGCCCTTGATTTATAAGGGTTTTTTAAGCCCTTGACAATTCCCTCATAACCTGTCATTATAAGGATGATGATACAGAAAGAGGTTAAATTGAAAACAATAAATCAAAACAAAAAGAGTACTATTGCAAAATTACTTGCTACTGAAAATGTACACGTTGTACACAAAAAGACTCAGACAGCAAGTTTCAATGTTGCAACTAGAGAACTAACTTTACCAATATTTAAAAACGATATATCAGATGATGTATATGACATGTTTGTATGTCATGAAGTTGCCCATGCATTATGGACACCTTTAGATATGTTAAAAAAATCTCACGATTTAGGACTTAATAAGTCTGTTGTTAATGTTCTTGAAGACGCAAGAATTGAAGCAATGATACAAAAAAAATACCCTGGTTCTGTTAAGAACTTTACAAATGGTTACAAAGAATTATTAAAACAAGATTTCTTCGGTATCAAAAATCAAGATTTATCTAAGATGAATATTATTGATAAAATTAATATTTACTTTAAGACAGGTCTTGATGTTTTCTTTAGTGATGAAGAAAAAAAACTTGCAAAAAAAGTTGGTGCATGTAAGACTCCTCAAGACGTTCTTGATCTTGCAGTTGAGATCGCTGGATACCACAAAGAAAAAAAGAAAAAAGAAGAACAAGAATCTGCTGGAAAATCTAAAATGAAAATGGATGATGACGGCGAAAAACAAGAAGGTGCTGGAGAAGCTGGAGATTCAAAAGAAGAAGACGATCAACAAGAAGATACATCTGGTGAAGATGATAATCAAGATGATCAAGAAAAAGAAGATAAAGAATCTGATACAGAAAAAAGTAAATCAAAATCAGCTGAACATGCAAGTGCTGGGGGAAAATCTGACGGATCAGAATTAACGTCTGCTACTGACATGAAAGAAAAAGATTTAGAGAATGGAAGTTTCTTAAATCAAATTGACGATAATGCTAGAGACAGAGATTATGTTAATATACCTAGTAAATTTGATTTGACTAAATTGATTATTCCAACAAAACAAATTATGCAAGAATTGTCTGGTGAGAGATATTGGACAAATAAAACTAATCACTATGCTGAAGACGCATTTAAAAAATGGTTAGATGCTGAAATCATTAAACTATTTAATGACAATAAAAAAGTTGTTCAATACATGGTCAAAGAGTTTGAAATGAAAAAATCTGCTGATATGTACAAGAGAGCTACTACTTCAAAAACTGGTATGTTAGATATGAACAAGATTCATACTTACAAATACAATGATGATCTGTTTGCAAAAATGACAACTATACCTGGTGCAACTAATCATGGAATGATTATGTACTTAGATTGGTCTGGTTCAATGGCCTACAATATGAGAGATACCGTAAAACAGTTATTCAATCTTATTTGGTTTTGTCAAAGAACTAAAATTCCATATCAAGTATTTGCATTTTCAGATCAGTATGGTAGAGTACAAGGTGATTATGGTAGATATGGTGAAACCCCTGTTGAAGAACTATCTCAAGAAATGATTCATAATGATATGAATATTGACAATACAAGATTGTTAGAATACTTTAATTCTAATATGACTAAAGATCAAACTATGACAATGATGAAATATCTTTTAGGATTTTCTTACTATTGGGTAGATAGAAGAGGGAATGGAACAAACGAATATGACGGTGATCCTCTTTATGTTCCTACTGCTTACAATCTTGGTGGAACACCATTAAATCATTCAATCCTTACAATTCCTCAAATTGAAAAAACATTTGTTGAAAAATACAAAGTACAAAAATCAAATATTGTAATTTTAACTGATGGTGATAGTCATTCTCTTAGTGACGCATTTAGATCAGATAGTCAAGGAAATATAACTAGAGACAGTTTCCAACCTTGGAATAAAGAGACTCATGTTACTCACAAAGAGTCTGGCAAGTCTATTGTAGTTACAGACGGTTATAGAAGTGAAATGACAGAATCATTACTGACACTAGTTAAAAAGATCAAACCATCATTGACTATTACAGGATTCTTTATTGCTGGATCAGGCAGAGCTGGAAGAGTTACTCTTAGAACTATTGAAGAGAAGTTTAAACTGTCTAGCTATTCAGATAAAAAGAAAGTTGTTGAAATTCAAAAAGAATTAAGAAAAAACAGAGTAGCTGTTTGTAAGACTCAAGGATATGATGAGTATTACATCCTACCATCAGGTGGCAATTCAACCGAATCAGAGGAATTGACAATCAAACCTGGTGCAAAAGTAGGGTCAATTAAGAGTGCTTTTGCAAAATCTATGAATGCAAAAACTGTTAATAGACAATTACTCAACAAATTCATAGGGTTAGTTGCCTAGAATAATGAGGGGCCCCGCCTTTTTAGGGGTTGACAATAACGCATGAATCGTGTTATTATATACTAATGATGAGAAAACAACAATCGAGAGGATATATTATGAAATCATTGAACAATAATAAAGAGTCATTTATTGATGCGATATCAAAAAAGTATGGACAAGGTGCCATTCTTTCTAGATCAGACATTAATAACTTTGCAACCAAGAACGGATATTCTAATCCTAGTTGGTTAAAGAAACCCGAATATAAAGTTGGACATGGACAATACAAATTACCTATTGAAGGTGAGGTGTCTGTTGGAAAACTAGTTTCTAAAACAGAAACGGTTAATGTTCCAAAATCAATACCTGAATCAATGGAAGTGAACTTGTTCGCTACTCACATGGAAAAAGAAAATCTTATTCCTAGTAAGTTTAAAGGATTTGTACCTTGGGGTCATTATCAAACGATGAAACAAGTTATTAAATCTAACATGTTCTATCCTGTATTCATTACAGGTCTATCTGGTAACGGTAAGACTTTAATGGTCGAACAATTACATGCCGAACTTAAGAAAGAGTTAATCAGAGTTAACATTACAATTGAAACGGATGAAGACGATCTTCTTGGTGGATTCAGATTAGTATCTGGTGAAACTAAATTTGTTCCTGGCCCTGTTATTGAAGCTATGGATAAGGGATGTACTTTGTTGCTTGATGAGTGTGACCTAGGTTCAAACAAGTTAATGTGTTTACAACCTATCTTAGAAGGTAAAGGTGTTTATCTTAAAAAAGTAAATAAATGGATTACACCAAAGAACGGTTTCAATGTTATCGCTACTGCCAATACCAAAGGTAAAGGTTCAGAAGACGGTAGATTTATCGGAACTAACATTCTTAACGAAGCATTTCTAGAAAGATTTGCCGTAACAATCGAACAACCTTATGCTGCGAAAAAAGTAGAAGAAAAGATTGTTATTAATTCTATGGATAAGTATGGCAAAATGGATAAGAAGTTTGCCGCCAACTTATGTACTTGGGCAGAAGTCATTAGAAAAACTTTCTATGAAGGTGGAGTCGATGAGATTATCTCAACAAGAAGACTTGATCACATTGCAAAAGCATTTTCAATCTTCGGTGAAAAAATGAAAGCCGTTGAGTTGTGTGTGAATAGATTTGACGATGATACAAAAGAATCATTCTTAAATCTTTACACTAAGATTGATGCTGGAGTTGATGTTTCAAAAATCAGTACGGATGATCAATCAGAGATCGAACAAGATGAAGTATCAGAAGACGAAACTGATACAAACATTTAAGTAAAATTTTTATGGGGGTTGACTTTTGAAGTTTAATCCCCATATAAATAAGTATGATACGCTCATTAGAGGTATCAAATTTAAACTTTGCTTAAAATAAGGAGGTACATATAATGACCAGACTAAGCATATTTCAACAACTGCAACCAGTATCAATTGGATTTGATGACGTTTTTTCTCAATTCGATAAAATGTTTGATGCAGACAATCAATTTATAAATCAAGTAAACTACCCACCATACAATATCATTCAAACTGATAAAAATAAGTTTGATATCGAAGTTGCCCTAGCAGGGTTCTCTAAGAAAGATATTAAAGTGGAAGTAGAAGCAGGTAAACTTACTATCGAGTCTATTAAAGACAAAGACACTAAAGAGGTCGAAGATAATAATGGTGTACTGCATAAAGGTATTTCAAAGAGATCATTCAAGAAAGTTTGGACAATCGCTGATGATGTAAAAGTCACTGGTGCTGAACTTAAAGATGGTCTATTGAAAGTGTCAATGGAAAAGGTTGTACCAGAGAAAGATAAACTCAAAACAATCACTATAAAGTAATATATCATAAAAGTAAATTAGGGGTTGACAACAGCCCCTAGTTTATGATAGATTGCTACTAACAGTAAGGAAATAAATTATGAAAGCATTTGACCAAATAGGAAATCAGATTACGCCTGACGAAGATTTTAATAAAGAGGCAAAAGTAATTGATGAAAAACTACAAGAACAAACACAATCTCTAGAAAAAGAACAACAAGAAACTAATAAAGGTTTGAAAATCGAAATGAGGAATCAAACCATGTGTCCTATTATGCGTGTTGAATTTCCAAATGAGATTGCTGAAGAAATTAAGAATACACCTGATGAAGACGCATTAGATGCTATTCTACAAAAAGTTTCAAAAACATATTTGAAAAAAGCATACGATCTTGAAAAGATGATTACTATTACAAATCCTAGTGACGAGGGTTATGATGCAAGTAATGATCAATTAAAGGTTGTTTTGTTTCTAGATAACATCGGTGACATGAATGTTACTTGGGGTTCTGCTGAAAACTTTGGATACGGACATGATCTATATCCTAAAATTTATGATAGTGTTCCAGCAGAGTCAGGTGTGATGTTAATCATTCCAGCGTATGCAACTTTAAATTTAATGAGACTAAAAGAGTTTAGGTTGTGGGGGGTGAAGTTTTAATATGAAATATAATGAAGAACAAATTCTTGAACAAATCAAAAACTATATTGATGTAACTTATAAAGAACATTATAGTGTAGATAAAGATGGGTTTCAAGTACAAGATATGCTAAGGCATCTTGGAATAGCAGAAGATTTTTGTCAGGCCAATGCAATAAAATATCTTGCAAGGTATGGTAAGAAGAATGGTAAAAACAGAATGGATTTATTTAAAGCAATACATTATATCGTTTTGTTAATATCAAGTAATGATAACAATATGGAGAAAGTGAAAAAATGAAACTAAATGATAATACAGTAAATGTACTAAAAAACTTTTCTACAATCAATCCTAATCTATTGGTTAAAGAAGGTAGCACACTTACTACAATGTCAGCAATGAAAAACATTGTTGCCAAAGCAGATGTTGAAGAAGTATTTCCTCAACAATTTGCAATATATGATTTGAATGAATTTCTGTCTAGTACAAGTTTATTTAAAGCACCTGTGATTGATTTTCAAGATCAATTTTTAACAATCAAAGAAGAGACAAGTAAAGGTACAAAACTTAAGTACTTCTATTCAGACCCATCGGTTGTGACAAGTCCTAGTAAGATGATTACTATGCCATCAACGGATGTTACTTTTGAATTGACTAGTGATACACTAAATCAATTGAAACGAGCTGCGTCTGTAATACAAGCACCTGATTTGTGTTTACAGAAAAAAGGTGGCAAGACAACTATGAAAGTATCAGATAAGAAAAATGATACTGCAAATGATTATTCAGTAGATGTTGTTACTCAAGATAGTGCTAAGTCTTTTGAGTTTTTCTATAAAGTAGAGAACCTTAAATTATTACCTGGTACTTATGATGTATCTGTTTCTTCAAAAAATATTAGTCACTTCAAATCAAGAACTAATAAAGTGGAGTATTGGATTGCATTAGAACCTGAATCAAAATTTGAGGTTTAATAATGGAAACATTTTTATGGGTCGAAAAGTATCGACCATCTAAAGTAGAAGATTGTATTCTTCCGTCCAAACTAAAAAACACATTTCAAGAGTTTGTTGACACAGGTCACATTCCAAATTTAATATTATCTGGTAGTGCTGGAACTGGCAAAACTACTATTGCAAAAGCAATGGTGGAACAGATCGGTAGTACATGGATGATTATAAATGGATCAGAAGAATCTGGTATTGATGTATTAAGAACTAAGATTAAAAACTTTGCATCAACTGTTTCATTAGAAGGTGGACGTAAGTACATTATTCTAGATGAGGCAGATTATCTAAATCCTCAATCTACTCAACCTGCGTTGCGTGGTTTCATGGAAGAGTTTCATAAGAACTGTGGATTCATTCTTACATGTAATTACAAAAACAGATTAATAGAACCTTTACAATCAAGATGTTCTAATATTGATTTCCAAATCAAGAATGGTGAACGTATTAAACTTGCAGAAGCTTTCTTTAAAAGAACGCAAACTATTCTTGCCGATGAAAAAATTAAGTTTGAACCTAAAGCTGTTGCTGAATTAATCAATTCATATTTTCCCGATTGGCGAAGAACTTTAAATGAACTACAAAGGTATTCTGTATCTGGTCAAATAGATGCTGGTATTCTTTTAGATATTGGAAGTGCAAATATTAAAGAGTTGGTATCTCATCTTAAGAAGAAAGAATTTACCAATGTTCGTAAATGGATTGTAAATAATCTAGATAACGATCCTAGCAGGGTGTATAGAACGATCTATGATAGTCTTTATGACAATGTAGACCCAAGTACAATACCACACGCTGTGGTCATCTTATCAGACTATCAATACAAGTCAGCATTCGTAGCAGATCAAGAAATTAATATGCTTGCGTGTATGACAGAAATCATGAGTCAGGTGAAATTCAAATGATAATCTGTAAAGATAATTTTTTAGAACATCATCTTGCACAATTGATTGATGGGTCTGTACACAATACAGACTTTAATTGGCATTGGCATTATAAAGCAAACAAGAACGAACCAGATAGACATTGGCATACATTGGCAGGTCATAATATAGAAGAAATGACAGCAAATGGTCTTGATTATCTTATTCCTTTATGGGAAGGTATCGAAAACTTGCCAGATGTTCCTAAAACAAAAATCATTAGAGCATATTTTAACGCACATACACCAGGTGTAGAACCATCTATTCATCAAGACGATGGCGAGATAACATATATTTACTATCCTAATATGGATTGGAATATCAATTATGGTGGTGGAACAACAGTTTATGATGATGATCTAGTAAAAGGTACTTTACTTAATTACAAAGGCAATAGACTAATTGGATTTACTGCTAAGAACCATCATCAAGCAATGCCAGTAAGCAAGAAGTGTTTTATGTTAAGAACATGCGTGGTGTTTAAAACAAAGAAAGTATAATTATGTATGAATTGAAAGAATATTTAAATTCTATTAACCACACAAAAACTAATTTAATGGATGGTGATGATCCTATGTGGGAAAAAAAATATCCAGCGTATATAGTAAATAAATGTCTAGCGCCCTTTAGCGATACTGTATCACTGGTTAATGAAATGAATCGTATGCATCACATTGACAATAAACTACAATATGATTTTTTACTAAATAGCATTAGAAGTCGAAAAAGGTTTGCACCATTTATGAAAGCAAGCAAACAAAAAGACTTAGAAGTAGTAAAAGAGTATTATGGTTACAGTAATGAGAAAGCCAAATCTGCTCTTGGCATACTAAGTAATGAACAAATTATAAGAATTAAAGAAAGATTGAATAAGGGTGGTAAGCATGGAAAACATTAATTGGACTAAAGAGCAAATGCTCGAAGTGATATTGAAAGAACCAGATGACTTTTTAAAAGTCAGAGAAACTCTTTCTCGTATTGGTGTCGCATCTAGAAAAGAAAAAATCTTATATCAAAGTTGTCATATCCTACACAAACAAGGCAAGTACTATATTGTACACTTTAAAGAACTATTTGCTTTGGATGGTAAAGAAACAAATCTAACAGAAAACGATATTGGTCGTAGAAACAGAATCGCTAATCTTTTAAAAGATTGGGGTCTTGTAACTATTCCTAGTGGTGATCAAGAAAACATGTCACCATTAAGTCAGATTAAAATCATTTCGTTTAAAGATAAAAAAGATTGGGAATTGAAAACTAAGTATAATATTGGTAAGAACATTAAAGAAGCGAAGTAAACATTAATACATTGAAGGTTATATTATGAGGTTTTATACGAACATTGTGCCGTGGGGTAATTCATTACTCTTGCGTGAGGTAGTCAATGGAGAACGAGTTGCTAGAAAAATTAAGTACTCGCCAACTCTCTATTGCCCTGTTATGCGTGAGACTAAGTTTCAAACGCTAGACGGAAAATACGTTACACCAGTAAAACATCAAACAATCAAAGAAGCCAAAGAGTGGGTTGAAGCATATAAAAATCAACCACACTTAGTATATGGTAATACACAATTTCAATATTCATTTTTAAATGAAGAATACAATACAGACTTTGACAAAGATCAAATTCTAATTACTACAATCGATATAGAAGTCGCTTGTGAGAATGGGTTTCCTAACCCCGATGTAGCAGAAGAAGAAATGCTATCAATTACATTAAAAAATCAATCAAACAAAGAGATTATTGTATTTGGTTTACACGAATATAAAACAAACAGAAAAGATGTAACTTATATCAAATGTAATAGTGAAAAAGATTTACTATACGATTTTCTAAACTTCTGGTGTTCTAATTACCCCGATATTATTACTGGTTGGAATACAGAGTTTTTTGATATTCCATATCTAGTTAATAGAATTAAAAAGGTCTTAGGCGAAGATGATGCTAAAAGATTATCACCTTGGAAATCTGTACATTCAAAAGATGTATATCAAATGGGTAGAACTCAAATGGTATATGACATTCAAGGTATTGCAGCTTTAGATTACTTTGACCTTTATAGAAAATTTACATACACCAATCAAGAAAGTTATAGACTAGATCATATTGCTAGTGTTGAACTTGGTGTAAAAAAAGATGAAAACCCACACGATACATTTAGAGATTGGTACACAAACGATTATCAATCATTCATCGATTACAATATTAAAGATGTAGAAATTGTTGATGCATTAGAAGACAAGATGAAACTAATTGAACTATGTTTAACTATGGCATATGAAGCCAAAGTAAATTATACAGATGTTCTTGGTTCGGTTAAGTATTGGGATATTCTAATACACAATTACTTAATGAGTAAAGGTGTTGTTATACCACAGAAAAAATCATCATCTAAAGATAGTAAGTATATGGGTGCATATGTTAAAGACCCTCAAGTCGGTATGCACAAATGGGTATTATCTTTTGACTTAAACTCTTTGTATCCACACTTAATTATGCAATATAATATATCACCAGAAACAATGAAGTCTGAACAAACGGTACCTGGTATGACAATTGATAAACTTTTAAACCAAGAAGTTGATACATCACCACTTGGTGATAACGTAACGATGACTCCTAATGGTGCATTATTCAATACAAAGAAACAAGGATTCCTACCAGAGATTATGCAGACCATGTATAATGATCGTGTAAAATACAAACGTTATATGTTGGATGCAAAACAACAATATGTAAATACAAAAGACCCAAAATTTGTTAAACAGATATCAAAGTTTGATAATATTCAAATGGCAAAAAAGATATCTCTTAACTCAGCTTATGGTGCGATTGGAAACAATTGGTTTAGATATTATTCAAACACAATGGCAGAGGCAATCACTTCTTCTGGTCAGTTATCTATTCGTTGGATTGAAAAAAAGATTAATGAATTTATGAATGATTTGCTTAAAACAAAAGATAAAGATTATGTAATTGCTTCTGATACAGATTCAGTTTACATTACATTCGATACATTGGTAGAAAAGTTTCAACCAAAAAACCCTGTGGACTTTCTTGATACAATTGCAAAAGAAAAGATTGAACCTTTTATTGATACATCATACAAAGAACTTGCAGAGTATTTAAATGCATATGATCAAAAGATGCAGATGAAACGAGAAGTTATCGCAGACAAAGGTATATGGACAGCAAAGAAAAGATATATTCTAAATGCGTGGGATGTTGAAGGTGTTCGATACAAAGAACCTGAACTTAAGATTATGGGGATTGAGGCAGTTAAATCATCCACACCAGCTGCATGTAGAGATAAGATCAAGGAAGCATTACATATTTTGATGTCTGGTACTGAAAAAGAAATGAACACATTTATACAAACGTTTAGAGAAGAGTTTATGAACTTACCACCTGAACTAGTTGCGTATCCTAGAAGTGTAAATGGTTTATCTAAATGGACAGAATCACATTCACTATTTAAGAAAGGTGCCCCTATACATGTTAAGGGTGCAATACTTTACAATCATTTAATAGAAAAGAATAAATTACAAAGTCGTTATCCTTATATTCAAGAAGGTGATAAAATTAAGTTTCTTTATATGAAATTACCAAACATATATCAATCTTCTTCTATTGCATTTATGACAAAACTTCCAAAACAATTAAACTTTGCAATTGACTATGAACTACAATTCGAAAAGTCTTTTGTTGAACCACTAAACTATATCATTGAAAAAATCAATTGGAATGTTGATAGATCATATGGTACTGCTGGAAACCTAGAGGATTTCTTTGTATGATAGATAAACTGCTAGTTGAACATATAGATAAAACTGTAAAAGATGATTATGTTGCAGTATTATTATCTGGTGGAATTGACAGTATATCAGTAGGTTTAGCAGCTCAAGAGTGTGGAAAAAAGATCAATGCATACTCTTTTTGCCTTGACAATCAGGTCAGTTATGATTATAATAAGGCTAAAGAGATTGCAATTAAAAACGGCTGGGGATTCGTTGGAACTGTAATTGATACGAGCAAACTAGAGGAAGACTTTTACAAACTAGTAAACTTAGGATGTGTAAAGAAAACTCATTATGAATGTGTGTATCCTTTTATGTACGTCTACCCAAAGATTGCAGAAACGTATGTTCTATCTGGTTGGGCTGCAGATGGTTATTATGGAGTGAGTAAAAAAGCAAATATCCATTACAAACATACAAAAGAAAAGTTTGATGAATTTAGAGATAACTATTTCTTGCCCGAGAATACTGCTGGATACAACTGGCACAAAAAAATTGCAGATAAGTATAATAAAGTTTTTGTTACACCTTATCTAACAAAGGAAGTGAAAGATTATTTTTATAGTATGGATTGGTATCAATTAAATCAACCTTATCAAAAGCATCATGTTAGAACTGCTTTTAATATTGGTAAAGATGTTAAGAAACATTTAAACTTACAATTAGATTCTGGTGTCAACTTACTATTTGAAAGACTGCTAAATAATACTGAAATTAATTACAAAGGTAGAACAAGAGTAATGGATTTAGTAAGAGATTGGCCGAAACAAAAACAAACTGTACCTGCAAACTTGGAGGCATTTATATTATGAAGTACAAACCATATCTAATGAAAGACGTTTATGCTGGAGAAGCATTAGAAAAATTTAGAGTAATATCTACTTTCGCTGGTGGTGGTGGATCATCAACAGGTTACAGACTTGCTGGTGGTAAGATACTTGCAATCAATGAATTTGTTGAAGAGGCAAGAAATACTTACAGAGATAATTATCCAAACACACCTATACTTGATGGTGATATAAAAGATTTAAAAGGAGAAGACTTTCTAAAACTTACAGGTTTAAAAGAAGGCGAACTAGATTTATTAGATGGTAGTCCACCTTGTTCAGCATTTAGTATGTGTGGTACTCTTGCAAGAGAGGGAACTGTACATAGTGATGGGTTTGGAAAAACTAAACAATATTCAGATGGCAAAACAGTAACTAACATTGAAGATTTATTCTTTGAGTTTTTAAGAGTTGCTAATGTTATCAGACCAAAAACTATTATTGCAGAGAACGTTGAAGGTCTAACAGTTGGAGAAGCAAAACAATACTTCAACAAAATACAAAATACATTTGAGGACATTGGATATCAAGTAGTTGCAAAAGTACATGATTGTTCTCTATTTGGTGTTCCACAAAGAAGACGTAGAGTTTTCTTCATGGGAGTAAGAGACGATATTATGGATCAAGTTGGTTTAAACTTTATGACATTATCATCTTTGTTTCCTACACCAAACAATACAATAACAACTTTACAGGGTGCATTTGACGGATTAGAGTATGATCAAGAAGAACTTGAAATGCTTACTACTAAATGGAAAGAAACAGCATACTATAAACAAACGTGTACATTGATGCCAAGAAATCCAGCAAAGGTTATTACAGGAACAGATTATCATCCTAAAGGATGGCATTTCAATCTTAAGATTGCTTCAGAATTTCAACCAAGTCCTACTATTACAGCAATGGGTGCAACAGAAAAAACTGCTGGTGTTTGTCATTGGAATGATGATAGAAAATTTACTTTGGGTGAATTAAAAAGAGTGACATCATTACCTGATGATTTTAAATTGACAGGGAAGTGGTCACAAAAAAGTGAACGTTGTGGTCGTATGGTTCCTAGTTTAATGATGGCTCATCTTGCAGACTCGATGTATAAAAAAGTTTTAAAAAATATATGATAGAGTTTTTAATAATACTCTTTGTGTGTTTAGTTATGTATAGGTATAAAACAAAATTATGATCAGAGTAGTAAGAAAATTTATAGTTAAACTAAGAATGAAATGGGCAGATATAAGAGGACATCATGGCAAGAAGTGGGATTATGAAGCAGGTGAATTTTATATGGGAATTAGAAAGAGTAAGAAGTATGGACATAAATTTAAAAATAAAGAGAGGATGTAATGGCTGATTTTACTTTTGCACATAGAGAAGAAGGTTTTGATAATCACATAGATAAAAGTATTCGTGGGTATCAAGATTTACTAACCGATGTAGTTTCATTGTCTAGATACTTTATTGAAAGTCATACCAACGTTTATGATGTTGGTTGTTCAACAGGTAAACTAACAGAAGCATTAATTAAAAAGAATAAGGATATTGAAGATGTATATTACCACGGTATAGAAGTTGCTGACGGATTTGTTGGTGATATGAAACATAGAGGTAATCTTTTAAAACAAGAATATCCTAAACAAAAAATTCAATTCCTACATGAAGATGTAAGAGACTCTACAATGTCTAATGCATCATTAATTACTTCAATATTTACTTTACAGTTTATGTCAATGAAAGATAGAGCACCAATGATTAAAAAGATTTATGATGGTTTAAATGAAGGTGGTGCGTTTGTCTTTGCAGAAAAAACTATATGTGAGAATGCTAAGTTTCAAGAAATGATTACTTTTAACTTCTATGATTACAAACGAAAGTATTTTACTACCGAAGATATTATGGACAAAGAACAAGTGTTAAGAAATATTATGAAACCTAATACTTGGAAACAAATAGAACAATACATGTATGATGCAGGTTTCAAAGATGTACAACCATTCTGGCGTAATCATATGTTTGTAGGAGCAGTAGCAGTAAAATGAGCAACTTTAAAAAAGTAGAAAAGTTTATGAAAGCGTATGATCAAGAAGTTTTAACTACGCCACAATTACCAACATTTGAATTAGCAGAATTAAGAACTGAATTAATTAAGGAAGAATTTACCGAACTTATTACAGCAATAAATAAGTTTGATCTGGTAGAGATAGCAGATGCATTGACAGATATCCTATACGTCACCTATGGAGCTGGACATGCAATGGGCATCGATCTTGATAAATGTTTTAAAGAAGTACACACTTCTAACATGAGCAAGATGGGTAAAGACGGCAAACCAGTAAAAGGCCCTAGTGGAAAAGTAATGAAAGGTGAAAACTATAAAGAACCCAATTTAAACAAGGTTCTATTTGGAGATAATAATGAGTGATTTTTTAAAAGATATAATTAAGAGTACGGGCAATGAATATGCTAATCTAGTATCAGATGGTGTCGAGTCTGGTGATGTAGAGAACTTTATCGATACAGGAAGTTACATGATGAATGCAATCTTATCAGGTTCTATTCATGGTGGATTGGCAGGTAATAAAATTACTGCATTGGCAGGTGAATCTGCAACAGGTAAAACATTTTTCTTAATGGGAATGTGTAAACATTTCTTAGATCAGAACCCAGAGGGTGGTGTTATATTTTTTGAATCAGAAAGTGCGATTACTAAAAATATGGTAGAAACTAGAGGAATTGATTCTAAGAGAATGGTTATAATGCCAGTTGCAACTGTACAAGAATTTAGAACTCAAGCATTAAAAGTTTTAGAAACATATCAACAAACACCAGAGGCAAATCGTAAACCAATGTTTATGTGTTTAGATTCTCTTGGTATGTTATCAACTACAAAAGAAGTAGAAGATACTGCTGAGGGTAAAGAGACTAGAGACATGACAAGAGCTCAAGTCTTGAAAGCTGCATTTAGAGTATTAACATTAAAACTTGGTAAAGCAAAAGTACCAATGGTTGTTACTAATCATACTTATGATGTAGTTGGATCGTATATACCTATGAAAGAAATGGGTGGTGGAAGTGGATTAAAATATGCAGCTTCTTCTATTGTATATCTTTCTAAGAAAAAAGAAAAAGACGGAACAGAGGTCGTAGGTAATATTATAAAGATTAAGAATCAGAAATCTAGATTGACAAAAGAAAACTCTATGTGTGAAGTTAGACTTACATACGATAAAGGTCTTGACAGATACTATGGTCTATTATCACTTGCAGAGAAATATAATATCTTCAAGAAAGTATCTACAAAATACGAACTACCAGATGGCAAGAAATTTTTTGGTAAAACAATTAATGATAACCCCGAAACATACTTTACAGAAGAGGTTCTAGAAAAACTAGACATCGCTGCAAAGAAAGAATTTATGTATGGAAATGAAGAGGAAAGTGAATAATGGAAAAAGATAATCTAATAAGAGTATTTCCCAAAGCGTTTAGTGAAGAACTATGCGATAGGTTAGTTAAAAAGTATGAGGACTCTCTTGACAAAGACAAACAAAGACATGGTGCTGGACGTATGAATTTCACACAACTAAATCTTAGAGAAGCAGGTTGGGAAAAAGAACAAGCTGAACTTGTACAAATATATGTTGAACATGCTAAGAAGTATGCATCTTCTGTGGGTATCACAAACGAATGGCCAATGAAATATGCATTGGAAGACCTTAGATTAAAAAAATATTTACCTAATGATCATGATGAGTTTGGACCTCATGTGGATGTAGGTGATAATAAAAACTGTACAAGATTTATGGTTTTCTTTGTTTATCTAGATGATAATGAAGAAGGTGGTACCGTATTTCCAAAATTAAACTTTCATGCTAAATGCAAGAAAGGTGACATGTTAATGTTTCCGCCTATGTGGACACACTTACATGCTGGGTTAAAACCAAAAGACAAACCGAAGTATATGATAGGAAGTTATTTACATTACGTTGGCGACATTTAAGAATGACAAAATTTAGTTATATAGAAACTGCAAAGTACCCCGAACAAACTTGTATAGGAATCAATGAAGGCAAGTTTGCAGGTGTTGTGTACAAGTATGGTAAAGTCACACCAATTGAGAAAGATAATATGTTGACAATGCAGTTTGAATATGATATAGTTGAAAACAATGCAATACCAAGAGATCAATTTGATGATAAATTTTTTAAATTGATTGGTGATATATTAATGGAAGTAATGGATGAAAAATATAGAACGGACAATACTAGCAAATCTGATATGTAATGATGAGTACGCAAGAAAAGTACTACCATTTCTAAAGCCAGATTATTTTCAAGACAATAACGAAAAGATTGTATTTGATGAGATAAGCAAATTTGCTATGAAGTATAGCAAGTTGCCAACAACAACATCATTACAAGTTGAACTTGGTACTAGGAAAGATTTAAACGAACAGCAGTTTAAAGATATATCAGAATTAGTAACAACGTTATCGACAGACGATGTTGATAGTCAATGGTTGTTAGATACTACTGAAACATTTTGTAAAGACAAAGCAGTTTATAACGCAGTAGTTGACGGTATATCTATTATTGAGGGAAGAGATAAAAATAGAAAGCCAGATGCATTACCTAGTCTATTAACGAATGCTCTTGCAGTATCTTTTGACAATAGAGTTGGACATGATTATCTAACAGATGCAGAAGAAAGATTTGATTTTTATCACAAAACAGAAAAACGTATTCCATTTGATTTAGATTTCTTTAACAAGATTACTAAAGGTGGACTACCACAAAAAACACTAAACATTGCATTGGCAGGTACAGGGGTTGGTAAATCTTTGTTCATGTGTCACATGGCTGCAAACTGTTTAAATCAAGGACGTAGTGTTCTTTATATTACAATGGAAATGGCAGAGGAACGTATCGCAGAAAGAATAGATGCAAACCTTATGAATATTTCTATGGAAGATTTACATGACTTACCAAAAAAAATGTACGAAGATAAAATGGAAAGAATTGCCAACAAGACTAAAGGCAGACTTATCATAAAAGAATACCCAACCGCATCAGCACATACAAATCATTTTAGAGCATTGATACAAGAACTAGCAATTAAGAAGAGTTTCAAAGCAGACATCATCTTTATTGACTATCTAAATATCTGTGCATCATCTAGATTTAAAGGTGGATCAAATATAAATTCTTATACAATGATTAAGTCTATCGCAGAAGAATTGCGAGGACTTGCAGTAGAGAATAACTTACCAATTGTTTCGGCAACACAAACAACAAGAAGTGGATTCGTATCTA